GTCGAAACAGATCTCATTATTGCGGTAAATGACGCCATTCAGGCCGTCGAAGAAAAAGGTATGAGAGAATTATCTAGTGGTTATTTAGCGGATCTTGAGGAAGTCAGTGGTGTATACAACGGCACGCAATACGATGTGAGGCAGAGAAATATTAAGTATAATCACCTGGCTATTGTGAAACGAGGACGCGCTGGACCGGAAGCGCGCTTAAGACTCGATTCCGCAGATGCAGTGATGCAGACTCCTCCTCAACCAGCCAATCAATTTCAAACTGAAGGCGAAAATGATTCAGAACAGAGCAATGAAGGTAAAGCGACTAAGCCCATTGTCATTGGTGGAGTGAAGCTCGATTTGCCGATAGAACAAGCGAATATCATACAAGACTTTATGGATCGCTATGATCAATTGCGCGGGGAAGTCGCAAAACTAACGGAGGAATCAGACATGCAAGTCAAAAGGAAAGATGACTACGGTATGATGAAAGACGTAGATATTAATCAGAAGGGAATCTCACCTCAAGTTAAAGTAGAACAAATGGCTCCAGATGGGCGTGGAAGCGCTGGTAAAGCAGGTGCTGGTGATATGTCAGGTCCTGCAAAAGCTAAAGGTGATGAAGAGCAACACGGAGTTGTAGGTGGAATGAAACCTAACTCTTATGAGGGTGGACAAAAAGCTCTTCAAGACGATGAAGATGAAAAGAAAGAAGATCCTAAAAAGGATTATGAAGGCGCTCAAGGCGGCGTAGCGATGTCACCTGCTGATCTTCTCAAACATGAGATGGAAGAATTGCAGGCTCAGCTTCAAGGCATGAAGGGCAAATATGATGCTCTCATGGCTAAGCATGATGAGATGGCAGCTCAATCCATGGGCCAAGGTGAGAATGCTCCAGGTGGACAGAAGATGGATAGCGCAGACGTGAGAAGTTATGTTCGCGCTCGTGTGAAACTCGAAAGACTCGCAGACAAGATTGTTCCTACCACAATCTCCGCCAAGTTCGATTCCATGAGTGATGATGAAATTCGTGCTGCAGTGATCAAGCACAGACATCCAAAAGCTGACCTGCAAGGAAAAAGTTCTGTCTACCTTCAAACCAGATTCGACACGATTGCTGAATCCTTTGAAGAAGGCGAATCTACTCGTAAAGAAATGGGTGGAGCGCTCTTGTTTGGAAACGGTTCTCGCATGGACAGTCGGGAGCCAGTGAATCCGTCTGATGCAAGGCGGGCTATGATCGAGGGAACTCGAGCACTTTGGAAACAACCTCTGAGTGCTTCGAAGAAGTAACTCGGTAAAAAGGAGAAAAGAAAATGGCACAAACATCTTATGCTATTAATCTCCCTGCTGTGGCATATCCCGGCCAACCCGCGGATATCAGCAAGGTAGACGATAATGTGAGCGCTCTAGCAGTTGCTGCTGCTATTCCTTACGGACTATTAGTGGTTCGTGATGCTTCTAACTCAAGCGGACCTTGGAACGTAGCTGGCAAATTGCCTGCTTCCGCTGCTGCAATTACTGCTGCTGGAAGTGCTTTGGGTGTGTCTGTTGCTGATCAAGCAAGAGCTCAGGATCCAAGCGTTGCTGTTCCAACCTATCCTCAGCATGCTGCAGTTCCATGTAAGCGTGTTGGACGTATCTGGGTACAGGTCGAGGACTCTGCAACTGCGGGTGCTCAATGTTATGTTCGTTTCGCTTCAAGCGTAAATGGAACTCAACTCGGAGCCTTCAGATCTGATGCTGACACTATTAGCTCGGTTGATAAAGCAGCTGCACTTCCAAATGCATACTATGTAACAAGTCAGGCCTCTGCTGGTGGCTATGCACTTGTTGAGTTGATGCTCAATTAAGAAGGAATCAAGGGGGATAAATAAAATGTTGAAGTCACAATTTCCACACTTCGACGCGAATGAATCAGTATTCCTTCAGCGTCAATTGGATTATATCAAGAACCAAACCTACGATATTAAATATGCTGAGCTCAAAGCGAGAAAGCTTATTCCAGTATCGAGCGAAGCTGATCCAGGCGCAGAGAAGATTTTCTATCGCCAATATGATCAGGCTGGCTTTGCTAAGGTTATTGCTAACTACGGCGATGACTTACCAAGAGCAGATGTAAAAGGGAGTGAATTTTTTGCAGTCGTGAAAACTCTTGGGGCTTCATTTGCTTACAATATCCAAGAAATGCGTGCTGCTATTTACGGAAACGTTCCACTCGAACAGCGCCGTGCAAATGCTGCTCGCCGAGCAATTGCTCAGCTTGAAAACTCAGTTGCTTTCTTCGGTGATTCTGCTTCAGGCCTTCAAGGCTTTATTAATGGAGCAAACATCACAAGCTGTACCATTCCTAATGATGGTACTGGATCAAGCAAACTTTGGAGTGCTAAGACTCCAGATCAAATCATCAGAGACATGAATCTGGTTGCTAACACTGTGGTGTCCACATCACTGGGTGTTGAGATTCCAGACACCATGCTTCTTCCACTCGCTCAGTACAATTACGTTGCAAGCACTGCACGTTCTGCCAACAGCGACACAACCATTCTGAATTATTTCCTTCAGAACAATCCTTACATTAAGGAAGTAGAATGGGTGAATGAATTGCTAGGTGCAGGCGCAAGCTCCTCTGACAGAATGATGGCTTATCGTCGGTCTCCAGAAGTGTTGACCATGGAAGTGCCATCTGATTTTGAACAGCTTGAGCTTGAGATCAGAAACCTTGAATACAAAGTGCCATGCATTGAGCGTTTTGGAGGTGTATTGATTTACTACCCACTCGCAATTGGATACGGCGACGGGATCTAAAAGTTAGTCTAGGTAACCTCGAACTGTTGGAAAGTCCGCGCCACGGCTTTCTCAACACTTGTTCGATACCTCCTGACAAAAAGTCTGGGAGGGAGTTAGCGTGGCGCGAATTCCCTCCTGGTTCCTTCAAAAGACGCCACAACATAGGAGGAACCGACAATGCTGATTAAATACAACGGGACAAACGTACATGCATTTGGATCACCAGACGGAAAACAAATCTCTTGGCTACGCCCAGGATGGAATGAGTTTCCAAAACAGATTTGGGATATGTATGCCAATCATCCTGATGTGATCACCATGCTGAGTGATAAAAAATTAGAATTACTGAATGAAAAAGTTGAAGTGCCGAGTAAAGGTAAAAAGAAAGAATATCGCGAAATCGGAATGATTGATGAGCCACTAAGCTTGAAAGATCTGTCCGAATCAAAAGCAATTGAAGTCGTAAAGGGCACCTATAATAGAGACATGCTTCAGCGCTGGTTAGATGAAGAGAATCGTCATAAAGTAAAGCGTGCACTCGATGCTCAGATCAAACCACTGCTTCCAGAGACTCAAGCAAGTTAATCAGGGGGATAAGTGAAGAATATTACCAATCAATACTTTCTGGCTTTTTTTCCAGAGTTTGAAAGCAGACCTCCTGCAACGATTGATGCCTACATTGAGGTTGCAACAAATCGCGTGCCTCTCAATATTTGGGGTTCAAACGGAAAATATGCAACTGCTCTACTCACAGCACACATGCTTACAATTTCAGGGAAGTCTGGATTGGGCTCAGGCGGTGGCGCTGTCACTGCTGAGTCGGTTGGTGATTTATCTCGAAGCTTTGCAACGGTCGGGGTTCCTGGTAGCGGCGATCAGGAACTCCTTACTACAAGGTATGGCCAAGCATTTGTAGCACTACGCAGAGAGACAATCGTAAGCGCTACGGTGACTGGCCCTACTACTCTTCCTCCTCAACCTATTCCTGGAGGGCTTTGCTAAGTGGGGAACTTCGTCGACAAGGACATGGGCTTTGATCAGTTGATGACAACCTTTGAGCTTGCTCCAAAGGAAGAGGCTGTCTTTGTCGGGTTCTTAAGATCATCAGGTGTTCACAAAAATGGTGAAGGAATGACTGTGGCTCAGATTGGTGCGATCCATGAGTTTGGCTCTCAAGATGGTCGCATCCCTGAGAGGTCCTTCATGAGGTCATCGGTGGATGCAAGTGGTTCAGAGCTAGAGAGAATCATTGAGAAGCTTGTCAGTAAAATCACAGATGGAAAGATGCAGACCACACAAGCTTTGGGTGTCGTTGGTGAGTTTGTGAAAGGTAAGATGATCAGTAGAATTAACTCTGGAATACCTCCAGCGAACGCTCCGTCTACAATTGTTCGTAAAGGATCAAGTCAGCCTTTGATCGATACAGGCCAAATGAAAAACTCCATTGAATGGCAAGTGGGTAAAGGGAAAGGAAGTTCGTAATGCTTCAAATGACCGTCAAGATCGTAAAGAACTCTGGTGATAACTGGGTACTTCAAGTGAACTGTGTTAGGCCCTCAGGACCTCCTTATTTTTTTCAGAAAGATGGTTTCAAAACCTCTGATGAAGCAAAAAGGTTTCTCATGATCAACATGAGACTCTTTGCGCAAAACATGGGGGAAGTGTGAGCTTAATTGAGCACTTCTTAACAGGTAGCTATCAAGTGACGAGACACAAAGGCGGCGTCTACTCGAATGGCTTTTATGTTCCTGGACCTGAAGAAACGATTTGTATGCAGGGCTCTCTTCAGCCCACAAATGCGAGAGAGCTCAAGCTTCCTGAAGAAGGTAATCGTTTGCGTCAATTCTGGAGATTCTATTCTGATCAGCCTCTCCTTGTGAATAACACGCGGAGTCTTGCAGATTCAGACATCGTTACGATCGATAAGGAAACCTACAAAGTCATGTCCGTAGAGAAATGGCAGGGGATTGCAGTTGACCTCCCTTATTACAAAGCGATTCTCTACAGAGAGCCTGAGCAATGAGATGATTCAATATCCGGTAGGGACTCTAATCCTTGCGAACGTACAGAAGAGTATTTATACTTGGGTGAGAAATAGAGTGAGTGGTGTGATCCCACCGGATCAAATCATCTGGAGAAATCAGTCTGAACCTCTTCCTCCTAGACCTTGTGTGACGATGAAAATCACAGATGGCCCAAGGCGGGTGGGGTATCAAGACAACATGGTCTTCTTAGGTGGCTCTACGGGCACGAAGTACAACGTAGGCGGCCAACGGATCATGACGGTTTCGTTTCAGATATTTGGAAACACGAAGATCCACCGACCCATGGCTTACCAGCTTGCACTTGATCTGAACTCGTCTTTGTCATTACAGACGGTTCTTGATCAGTTGAGAGCAGGAGCGATTGCAATTTTACAACAAGGCGAACCGATTAACATCACCGCCTTAGAAGAAACGGAATACGAGGAACGAGCTCAATTTGACGTTCTCTTTGGGCTAGCCCAGAACGTTGTGGATGATCCAGGGGTAATTGAACACGTAGGACCTATTGATTCAACAATCAGTGGACCTACTTAAGAGGGATCAAGGGGGAATTCAATGGCTTCGATCAGCACAGTTGTTTCGATCACCATCACCAAAGGGACTAAAACAGTAAGTCTCCAATCATTTAACGTAGCTTGTATTTTTGGACCATCTAACCGTTTTGGAGACTTGATTCGGTATTACACCGATCCAAGCGATATGTTGACAGACGGATTCCTAGTATCCGATCCAGAATATATTTTTGCGACTGAGCTCATGGAGCAAAGCCCAAGCCCTAAAACATTTGCTGTCAGTAAGTTCACTGCAGCAGTAGCTCAGGTGGATACGATAACTCCTTCGGCGGTCAATAATCATGCTTATAAAGTAACTATTGATGGTGTCGATTACACTTACACTTCAGATAGCAGCGCAACTGTTTCAGAAATTGTGACTGGATTATTGGCGCTCATTAACGCTGATTCAAATGCAGCATGTGCAGCAACAGGTACTACGACAGTGATCCTCACTGCCAAAGTAGCTGGAGTGGGATTCACAACTAGCATCAATGCAGATGCAAATATGTCACTTGCTCACACGACAGCTAATCACTCAATTGCACAGGACATTGCTGCTACTCAAGCAGTGGATGATAGCTGGTACGGTGTATTGGTTACAAGTCATGTCACTTCTGATATTCAGCAAGTAGCTGCTTATGTTGAAAGTCAGCTCAAGGTTTATGGAACATCATCAAGTGATTCTGGAATAATAAGCACATCTACGACAGACCTTGCTTCTTATCTCAAGGGCAAATCCTACAGCAGAACCTATCTTCTTTACTCTGCAACACCTGGAGATGCTCCTGAAGCGGCTTGGATGGGAAGAATGTTTCCAACTACACCAGGAGCTGCTAATTGGAATTTCAAAACCTTAGTGGGTATCACTCCTGATAATCTATCTCAGACGCAGATTACAAATGCTCAAGGGAAGAACTGTAACGTTTACATTACCATCGGTGGTTTAAACATTGCGACAATCGGTGTGACTCCTGGCGGAGAATATATCGATGTCACGATCTTCATTGACTGGTTATCCTCCACGATGCAAGCAAACATCTTTAGTGTGTTAGTGAACAGCGACAAAGTCCCTTATACGAATAAAGGGATTGCAGCCATTGAGAACCCTATTTCCCAAACCCTTCAACAAGGTCAGGATAATGGTGGGCTCGCAGCTGGATGGACAGTGAGCGCTCCTGATGTTGCAGATGTTTCGCAAATCGATAAGGCAAGCAGAACTTTAAATAACGTAGCATTTGAAGCCGAACTTGCAGGTGCGATCAATAAAGTAAATGTTCAAGGATTCGTGAGCGTTTAAATCATAGGGGGATAAAATGGCACAGGGACAAACTTTTCAATATGATCCGTCGCAAGTTGCCTTCAATGTAGGCGGACAAGATACTACAGGTTTTGCAGAAGGTACTTTCATCAAGGTTGCGAGAAATAAAGAAGCCTTCACTACAGTTGTAGGCTCTGATGGGGAAGTCACTCGAGTAAAGAGTGTTGATCTCTCAGGAACGATCACAGTGACGCTTCAGCAATCAAGCCCGTCTAATGATTATTTTTCAAGTCTAGCTACTGCTGATGAAAGAACTAGTACAGGTGCAATTCCTCTTTATATGAAGGATTCAAACGGAACCACAGTTGTAAAATGTAAAGTGGGTTGGGTGAAGAAGAAGCCTGATTCTGAATTTTCCAACACGAACTCAACTCGTGAATGGATTTTCGAAACTGGCAATCTTCAATACGACGTCGGAGGAGAAACCCAGATCGGTTAATGAATGAATGGGGAGGAACCTAAAATGAACGCTGGAAGCGTAAGAGAAGTTGAACTTCAAAAGTTAGTGACTGTAGACGATCAAACTTACAAGTTAGTTTTATTCATGCCATCTCGTGCTTTTAAACTGGGTGCTCGAGTTGCAAAATTTATGGGAGAACCTGCTGTAGCTATGGCTGCGGCAGCTGGTGATGAAAATAAAGCCATTGAAGCTCTTCCAATTGCGATTCGAGCACTCCTCAATAATCTAGATGAGGATCAAGTTTGGGGTTTGATCAAAGAGCTCATGACTTGTGTCAGCCAGAACAATCAAATGGTAGATGTCGACTTACAGTTTCGTGGGCAACTCGGGCATTTGATTAAGGTCGTAGCCAAAGTGGTGGAGTATCAGTTTCAGGATTTTTTCGGCGCGATTGGCAAAGCAATCGCAGAAGTGATGGGAAAAACAGCGGCGTAAAAGTACCAGAGCACCTTTGCTGGCCGGTATGGAGAATTTTTGTAGAAAAAGGAATTAGTCCAATTGAGATAGAGACTCAGTGGACATTGGGGATGGTTTTAGATGCAAACGATGCGCTCGATCTAAAAGAGGAGGCCGAGCGTTTAGCAATTGAAGCCTCTAGGGAGAAGTGATGGCACTCGGAAAAGTCATTCGAGAACTTGGCGTAAAGATCTCCCTAGCTTTTGATAAAGGCAAAGTCGATCAAGCTAAGAAAAGTATTGATGAGGTTGGAATTGGCCTAAAAGATATGGCCAAACAAGTTGCCGCTGCCTCTAGCGCCCTCTTAGGTATTGCAGCGATCTCAAGTAACAATTCTAGAAAGCTTGAGCAAAACTCAGCTGCTCTTGGAATCAATGTAGAGAGATTGCAAGAGTTAGAATACGCAGCCAAGGTTGCTGCGGGTATCAGTCGTGATGAATTGGGTGGAGCGCTAGAGGGTTTGTCTAAGACACTCTTTGAAGCACGAAGTAATAACGTTCAGGCAGCTCAAACACTGATTAGATTAGGTGTTCCACTTGAAATGATCTCAGATAAATCAATTACTGCAGATCAGCTTCTATTGAATCTCTCTGAAAGGTTCAAACAGATGCCTGATGGAATATACAAAACAGCACTTGCCAATGAAGCATTTGGTGGATCAGGAGCAAAGCTCATTCCCCTTTTGAATAAGGGTGCGCTAGGCATAGCTAACATGGGTAAGGAGGCACGTAACTTAGGAGTGATCCTAGGAAAAGGTGCCATTGCTGAGGGTGCTGAGTTTGATAGGCAGCTTTCCAAAGTGTGGATTGTTTTAAAAAATATTACATATGTTATAGGTGGTCAGCTTATCAAGTATCTGACTCCTCTTGTATTTCAGTTTCAAAAATTCATTGTTCAAAATAAACAGTTTCTATCTTTAGGTATTGCAACAGCAGTCAAATCTTTAGGTATCTATCTCGGAGTAGTCTTTAAAACGGTAGGTTTCTTAGCTGAAAGATTTAAATATCTCATTAACGTTCTAGGTGGACTTGAAAGAGTCAGTAAAGGGATTGCTCTTTCTTTTGGGATATTTACAGGTCTAAAGCTTGTCGCCTCATTGGGGACACTCTTAAAAAGCTTCCGTGCCATCGGTGCTGTGATGGGTGTCCTCAATGTTCAATCGCTGCTTATTGGGGCAGCCTTTGCTGGATTATTTCTTATTATTCAAGATTGGTTTTCTGATGATTCACTCATTAAAGAATGGATCGAAGATTTTAAGGACGAGTTTCCGAACGTTATCAAAGGAGTTGGTAAAGCATTCCAATTCGTAAAAGGTGTTTTGAGCGACGTGGCAAGTGCTTTTCAAGTTGTTTACGAATGGATTACTAAGTCTATTGGAGCTGTTGGTGATTTTGGAAAATCATTTACTGTTGCCGGTATTGCAGAAAAGGTTAAAGGCGCTTTTAGTGGAGTTTCGGATTTTATTGGAAAAGGCGTTAATGGTGCTCTTTCTTATTTTGGTGGTGGTGCTACAGCGACAGCTTCGCCAGCGATTACCAATAACAAAGGTGCAACGACAACCAATATGAGCGCCACGATTAATGTATCAGTTCCTCCTGGCACAGGAGCAGCTGATGCTACAAACATTGTCTCAGGTGGAGTTGAAAAAGGATTTGATGCGATCTTAAGGCAAACCAGAAATCAAGCAATTGGAGGAGTGGCCTACTAATGGGTATCTTAGATCCTTTAATTGGTGCCGGACTCAGTGCGCTTCTTCAGCGTACTTACATGCTTCAATCGTCTGGTAGCTCCTTTTTTTCTATCCCATTTCCACTCGCAGTCTTTGATGCAATTCTTGAGGAAGAGCCTGAGTACACTGCAGATGTCACTCAGCATCCAGTTGAATCAGGCCCTGAGGTTTCTGATCACATTCAATTAAAAAATCCTACTCTTCGCTTAAAAGGAACGATTTCAAATAGTCCACTTGATCTAGCTGTCTCAGTGGGTAACGCAGTAGCGGGTGGATTAGGCGCAATTACATCAAGCCAAACTCGATCTAATCTTTTGAATACAGGCTTGTCGCAAGCAGCAGGAACCTATGGTGCTGCACTTCTCGGTGGAGCGTCTGCGAGTAGTGCAACAGGCAGTTTCCTAGGTGGAGCTGCTGATGCTTTAGCTAGGTCGGTATTGCTCAACGCTTTTCAGAATAAACAAATTGTAGACATCGTCACAAAGAGACAAAAATATGAAAGCATGGTGATTCAGAGTCTCAGCTTTCCTAGGGATTCAAATACAGGCTATCAAGTGGTTTTTGAGATGAGCTTGATTCACATTAGAATTGTCTCACCTCTTGAAACCCTACTTTCATCCGTTGCTGAGAACGTTATTACAAGTGCAAGTGGAACCACAAATCTCGGGAGTCAAGCGGGAGCAGGTGTAACCGGTCAAACAGCATCATCTGCAGGGAATAATTCAATTCTAAGATCTTTATTGGGGCAATAAGATGGCAATTATCGAGTGTCCAACTAAAAACGATTTACCTGCATATCAATATGTCATTTCTTTGGATGGCACTAATTATACTCTTACTTTTACGTTCAATGATCGAATGGGAAAATGGTTTTTGAATCTTGGAGATGCCACAAATAATCCCATCATTAATCAAGTTCCTATTATTGCAAGCATGCCGCTTTTTAATCGATTTGTAGGAGCAGCCATTCCTCCAGGGACTCTATTTGCATTCGATACTAGCGGACAAGACATGGATCCAGGGCGCTTTGATTTAGGAGACCGAGTGAGACTTTTGTATGCTGAGGAGGGCACACTTTGAGCCAAATTCAGCAGAGCTTTGATCGTATCGCGGTTCTTAAGATCTTTCAGAGACAAGCGGTCACGACCGGACCATCTCCTTCGTTGCTCAATGTGGATCCTATAGGCACAGCTTTTCCGTCTAAGCTATCTAACGGTGATCCAGGGTTTAGAATCAAATTCCATATAGAAAAGGTGACAGGACCTGTTCCAGTTCCTAATCCATCGGTCATTCACATTTATAATCTAGGAAAAACATCACGAGCTATAGTCAGTAAGCTCAATAATTTGCTTGTATTAGAAGCTGGCTATGGAACAAGTCCACAGACTATTTTCTCAGGAAACGTTTCCTATGCGGTTACTAAAAAAGAAGGGCCCGATTACGTCACAGAGATCCATGCTGCTGATGGTTTATTTGCGTTTCAAAACTCTCTAATCAACACAAGCTTTAGTCAATCCACACCGACAGCATCTGTACTCACCACACTGATCAGTGCTCTTAATAGTGCTGGCATCAAAACGGGAATATCGACTGGTGTTCCTACTTCTATGTATAACAAGGGCGTTGTGCTTTCTGGCCGAGTGGTTGATTTGCTGAAAGACGTATGTGAGAAGAACGATCTGAGTTGGACGATTGAAGATGGCGCAGTCAACATTGTGCCATATGGTGGAGCACTCACTAAGCCAGTTGTCATTCTGAGTCCAAGTACAGGACTCATCGGTATTCCAGAACTTCGAGAGGTGGATTCAACGGGCAAAGGATCTCTTGTGTCTTTTAAGTGTTTACTCAATCCACAGCTTGGGACTTTTCAGCTCATTACTATTTTAAGCAAGTTCATTAACGGGATTTATACGACAGCTAAGATTATTCACTCTGGCGATACGTTTGGACTGGAATGGTACACGGAGGGTGAAGCCACATGAGGACTTCAAATAAATCCGTCACACCTACTCTTGCAGAGGTGATTCAAACCTTAATTGATTCCAATCTAGTTGAGCTTCACACATGCTTACCCGCTAAGATTGTCAAATATGATTCAGATACTCAAACTGCAAGTGTGCTTCCTAGCTTACTTAGAATGTATGAAGATGGAACACCTTTACCTTGGCCAGTCATTCCAAATGTGCCCGTCCTCTTTCCTAAAGCAGTAGGTGGTAAAGCCTACATTCATGTACCACTTGTTCCAAGTGATGATGTGCTCTTAGTTGTCAGCGAGAGATCGATTGATAATTGGAAGCAAACTGGCGCGATGAGTGATCCATCAGACAGGCGTAAATTTAATATCTCTGATGCGTATGCCATTCCTGGCGCATCTGCAGGTCCATTTACTTTCAAACCAGATGATCCACAAGCAATTGAGATTAGAAACTTGCTTGGGATGCTTCAGGTAAAGCCTACGGGTGAGTTTAAATTTAAAAACGATATCGTCACGATCGATGCAAATGCCACTGGTCAGATTCAAATCAAAAACACTGCTGCTACCGTAACCATCACTCCTACTGGAACAGTCACAGTCGATGCTCCTCGAGTTAACTTGGGGAGTGGAGCGAGTCATCCGGTTGGTTTAGGGGATGTGATCTTGGCTAGAATCGCTGCTTTAGAATTGGCCTACAATACTTTTGTTTCTACTACTTTTAATCTTCATACTCATATTGACTCAGCACCCGGATCACCCACAGCTCCACCGCTTCCTATTGGTATCCCTTTGGTTCCTGATCCTACTCCTCTAGGGAGTATAACAGTGAAGGTGAGCACATGATTACTTTGCAAACAGATGACATCACGAATGACCTGGTTTATCTGAACGGTAATCTTATCATCATTTCTGAAACGGCACAGATTAGACAGGCTATTAAAGAAGCTTTAGGGACATTCTTTGGAGAATGGTTTTTAGACACCACAGTCGGTGTTCCATGGTTTCAGCAAATACTCGTGTCTCATCCTAATTTAGATGTCATTCAAGCGTTACTCATCAATGCGATCCTTTCAGTACCTGGAGTCGCACAACTCAATAGCTTTGAGTTTGGATACAACAAAGGCAATCGGTCATTATCAGTAAGTTTTGAGGCAGTGAGCTCCAATGGTCAAACAATTAACCTGAATCAGACGGTGGGGATCTAATATGGCTTTCGGAATAACAAGTGCTGGTTTTGTCATACCTCAGCTGACTGATATCAAAAAACAAATCGAGGACACGATTAAGTCGACCTTCGGTGCAAACGTTGATCTCAGCCCTGATGCTCCTATTGGTCAGATCATAGGAACGTTCTCTGAGCGGGAATATTTGATCTGGGCTGCGATGCAAGACGTGTACAACTCTCAGTATCCAAATACAGCATTTGGTGCATCCTTAGACAACGTTGGTTCCATCTCAGGGATTCCGCGTTTGGGCGCACTTCCTTCTACTATCTTAGGAGTCAAACTCTTTGGAACGGCTGGAACAGTAGTGCCGGGTGCTGCACTTCCTACGACTGCAACTCAGTTTTCTGTCGATGGTTCTCCTGGAAACGTATTTCAGTTAGATGGAGACGCTACTTTAGGGGTAGGTCAAGATTGTATCCAAACAGTAAATTTCTCTGCCGTGCCCGACTCAGGTCAATGGAAACTTTCACTCAATGGACTAACTACAGCTTTACTAGCATACAACGCGGATGCAGCTGCAGTTCAAACTGCAGTAAGAGCGCTTCTCTTTGCTGATGGGTGCAATGTTACTGGAGATTACTCAGTTGGTTTTACGATTGCCTTTAGTGGTGCAGGAACGGGTGGACTTATGAGTCAGCCTCAGTTTCAAGTCCCCTTTAATACGCTCGAGTCCAGTTCAATAGTTGTCGATGTGACTACGGCTATTACTCAAGAAGGAATTGATCAGGCCTCAGTCAATGTCACTGCAATAACAAATGGTCCACTGGTTGCGAACGCTGGAACTCTAACAGTCATCAATACACCTGTTTCTGGTTTAGATGCTGTACTGAATATTGTTGATGCAGTAGTCGGGCGTAATGCTGAAATCGATAACGCTTATAGAGCAAGGCGAGCAACTACTCTTCAAGTTGCAGGTGCTGGAACGTTTGAGGCAATTCGCTCAAGGCTACTTGCACTCAGTGGAGTCACATCAGTTGTCATGTTTGAAAATATCACTGACATTACTGACACAAATAATTTACCTCCTCATAGCTTTGAAGCCACAGTGGAGGGTGGAGATCAAACCGCGATTGCAAATCTCATCTGGCAAGTAAAGCCTGCAGGTATTCGAAGCTTTGGCACTATTTCAGTAAGCATCACCGATTCTCAGGGGCAGCCACATACGGTTCAATTCTCACGTCCTGTTGCTCTTGATATTTATGTAGAGGCTCAGCTTACGATTGATTCGCTTGTTTATCCGTCAAATGGTGATGCGGCAGTTAGGCAAGCTATTGTTGATTTTGGAAACTCTCTTGGCATCGGTAAAGACGTCATTACGATTCCATATCTATTAGCGTCTATTGCAAGTATCCCAGGGATTGATGATGTGGTTCTGTTGATTGGCTTAAGCCCAAGCCCTACTACTTCAAACAACATTTCTGTAGCTCCAAATGAGATTGCAGTCTTTGACACTTCGAGGGTCAACGTGACGCATGTGTGAGGTAAATGAATGTTTACTGTAATTCCTAATCACGTAGAGCAGGCAATTGCACGGCTCATGTCTCAGTATGGCAATGCTGAGAACTTACAAAACGTACTCAGTGCGATTATAAATCCGCTGCAAGATATTGAATCGGTTTTGAATGACTTGAATGTTAAACGTCAGCTCTCAGTAGCTGAAGGCCAGCAACTCGATAATCTTGGAACCATTATAGGTTTAGCAAGACCAGCGGGAGCTGATGATACCACTTACCGACAAGATCTTTATGCACAAATCAAAGTGAATATTTCCGAAGGTCAACCCGAACAAGCCATTCAAACATTTCAGCTTTTTACTCAAGCCGGACTCGTTCTTTTAAATGAATATTTTCCCGCTTCAGTGCTCATCAATTCTGATCACGTATTTCCGACTCAGGAAGATGTAGATAAAATTCTTGAGATTATGCAGGAAGTTTTACCCGTCGGAGTTAGGTGTAACGGGATTGTTGAGTTTGATTCATCAATACCTTTTGCAATGGATGGTTCTCTCTCTGGAGCGGGCTTTGGGGATATCAACGATCCGTCTACTGGTGGTATTTGGGCAACTCTCAAACGAAGAGGCGGAGAGTTTGCTTTTGCTGGAGATGATGTCACTGCCGAAGGCTTTGGCTCTCCAGATGATCCTCTTGTTGGCGGAAGATTTATTCCACGCATTGCAGCACCTTATTTTTTTAGTGCTCAGGTTCCAGAATCAGGAGATCAAGTTGAAGTACAAACGGTTCTTGCTAGCGGCGCATTAACTCTGCTTCCATTGAGTGGAGCTACGGGATTTTCAGTATTTGTAAATGCAGTGCCGGCAACAATTTCAAGTGTTGAAGTAGCTTACAACTCAAAAATTATACTCGCGATAAGCTCACCATTGATTCACAATGGGGATGTTGTCACAGTGTCTTATACGCCGGGTAATGTAACTGACTCAGAGTCAAATGTGCTTTCTGCATTTTCTCCTCAGAGCGTTACAAACAATTCGATCGCGTAAGGGGGAAGGAATGTCATTTACAAGGCCTACAAGTTACCCGAACTGGACAGTAGGAAATCCAGGCGTACAAGATCAACCAACCAGTGGTGAGAAGTTTGGTGGGTTTGTACCCAATCAAAGGCCAGCACCAACTTGGATGAACTGGTTACTCGGAAATATTTCTGATTGGATTAATTGGTTGGACCAAGAAACCCAACTCAATAATTCCCAACAAGAATACGATGCCGTAGTAGGAACCAATGGTACACATGCAGATATTAATAGCTTAATGGCAGATCCAAATATCGCTCAAATTTACCGGGTATTAGTAACTACTCCACAGACTTTGCTGACTACTCAAACTATAAATAAAAGTGATATTGATTTTATATTTAAACCCTCAGCGGTATATTCTAAAGCACTTACAGGAAGTACTAAGGGGCTTTCGATTACAGCTTCAAGAGTAAGAATCTATGGAGGACGCTGGACCAGTTACAATGGTGGCGGCGATATTGCGATCGAAATTGGGTCAGGCGTAAAGAACTGTATCATTGATGGTGTAATGTTCAGTAGTGACTGCACCACGACCATAAACGATTTAGGCACAAATAACGTTTTAGGCAATAATTTACAGGAGGTCTAAAAGATGAGGACCATTAGCAAATTAATTACAGCATTCTTAATTTTAAATCAGACCTTCGCATTTGGTGCAGGCGTACCGGAAAAACATCCCACAGATACATTTCAGATTGGCGTTGGATCTTCAAGTGCAACTAAGAATTTTGTATTCGATCAAGGCTTAGGCGCCTCTAACTTAAAGTTAGGAATGGACTCTAGTAGCGTTTTGAATCTCACTGGGAATTCATTTTCAGTCGGTGATGGATCTAATAATACAAAAAAATATATCGCTAACATTGGGAATGGATCTACGAATCCGGCTTTGAAATGGAATAACACTCTCAATCAATGGCAATTCAGCAATGATGGAACCAATTATCAAAGTATTGGTTCAGGTGGCGGAGGAAGTAAGAATTATCTATCTGCAATTACTGCGAGCGCAGGTGCAGGTACTCCAAATACTGGTAACGGTAACTTTGAATTTGGAACAACAGGTGGTTGGTCTTTAGCGCATAGTACACTGACATCAC